AGGGGGTATTTGCTTCATGAGATTGAGAAGTATCCGTGTATCGGTACTTCGAGGACTCAAGCTGCGGGGTATCATAAGATGCCCAAGCGAAGAGCGCTTATGATGTATTGCAAGTCTCTGGTTTATCTGGAGAACATGGTTCGAAAGCCGGTGTTTGATAAGCTACGAGATCTTCCGGAATTCGTGGCTTGGAACGGCCAGGAGGCCGTTGACGCGGCGATTACACGATTATTAGATCGTGGACCAGGTTTGATCTTGTCTGCTGATTTCACAGACTTTGATGTGTCAGTGCCTTTTGACATAATTACATGTGTCTTTCAGGTATTGTCCACCTGGTTCGGGCCTGGGGATCAGAATCTCATACGCTTCATTGGAGAGGCGTTTATGAGGACCGGGGTGCATTTACCTTCTACTCCAAGGTGCCCGGAAGGGTACCGGTATGGGGTAGAGAGAACAGGTGGTGTGCCCTCGGGTTCGGGTAATACGAACCTGGTCGACACTTTAGCTAATATGATTGTGTTCCATTACGGGGCTATCAGAACAGGTGGGTCCGTGGAGCAGATCTTCCCGAATGGGGATGATGCTGTCGTTGTATTGAAGAATACGACGGCGCAAAATGTTAGTGAGGTGCTGCCGAGTGAATTGGGTATGATCATCAAGATGGACCCGAGTAAGAACCTTGTGTCTTCGGAGCAGGTGAAGTTCTTGCAAATGGAACATCATCTGTCTCATAGGGACAGTAAAGGTATTTTGCGAGGGGTGCGGCCCGTCGAGCGTGCATTCGTAAAGATGTCGGGGCACGAAAGGCGGAGACCCGTGAAACGTCTTGGCCTTAGGCAAGACTCTCCTGTAAAATGGAGGGGTATATTCAATACCTTTAGATGGATCCAGCAACTTGAGCCTTGTCAGTTTCATCCAAGTTTTGACAAGGTTGTTGACTGGTTGGTTACACACGATAAATGCATTCAAGATGTGGTTGGTGCTATTATTAGCGGTGACCCTCTTGTGCAAGAGGCGTGTTGTATGCTCCATGCTGACGATGGTGACTTGTTCACTGTTCAAGCTTTCCGCAAGTCGAAAGTTGTGGGTAAGATCTGTGAGGGCTACGGAGTTGAGGTCTCCTAGGCGCTTACCGTGAGGTACCGCTTTCTCGTTGTATACAGTTCAGTGTTTGAGCTGTATCTGATCCCTTGAACCAGTCTCGGTTTTTCGAGACGTTTTGGAGTTTCGCATGTCTCGTTCTAAGAACGCTCGTCGTCGCGCAAGGGCTAATGGTTTGACCGTACCCTACGCGAAAATGATTCCTGTTACGAATTGGATGGTCGGGTCTCAAGCGGTGACAAATGCAGGTCAGGTGATTGGTGGTCTTACGACCCCAACGTCTATTGCAACTTGGAATCCGATTGGGGGCTTGGGTACATTCAATCTGGTTTCTGGTGTCCCTGTTACTTATCAGGCTGCAGTTATTCAACCGGGGTTGACGGGTGCGATCCCTGCTGTGGGTCGTATCCGGATCGATGAGATCAAGGGTCGTATTCATTTTACGACTCCTTCGATTAATTCGTATTACTCCGTTGCGGTGGGGATCTATGTGTCGGAGTTTCCGGTTAACACATCTGCATGGG